ACTCAACGCAGCCGGTCGCGAAATTGAGCAGGGGGGGGGGATGCGCGGGAGAAAGCCCAAACCGACCGCGATAAAAGTGCTCGCGGGCAATCCCGGCAGGCGACCGGTCAACAAGGCCGAGCCGCGCTTCCACGTGCCGGAGCGAACGCCATCCCCGCCCGCGTTCCTCTCAGCTTCTGCGGCAGAAGTTTGGCGTGACCTGGGCAAGCTGCTGCGCGACGCCGGCCTGTTCACCGTGGTGGACCGGTACGCGCTGGCGATGTTCTGTGTGGTGACTGCGCGCTGGATGGAGGCCGAACGCGAGTTGCAGATGGTCAGTCTGGTGGTCACCGCGGAATCGGGGAATCTGTACCAGAATCCCTGGCTCCACGTCGCGAATAAGGCATGGGGCCAGATGCGGCAGATGCTCAGCGAGTTCGGGCTGACACCAGCGGAGCGGTCGCGGTTGAAGACGGTCGTGGCGGACGAGGAGCCGACCCTGGCCGAGATGCTCTTTCAGATGGTGGACGATGGCGATTGATTTCACGGCCAACCACTATATCGAGCAGGTGCTGACCGAACGCCAGGTCGCGTGCAAGTGGGTGCGGCTGGCGATCGAGCGGCACCTCCGCGATCTGAGCATCGGCGCGGAGCGCGGGCTCTATTTCGACGAGCAGACGGCGCGCCAGGCGGTGGCCTTCTTCTCGCTGCTCAAACACTCGAAAGGGGAATGGGCCGGCCGGCCGCTCCATCTGGAGCCGTGGCAACAGTTCGTGATCGCGTCGCTGTTTGGGTGGAAGCGGGAGGACGGGACACGGCGCTTCCGTACCTCGTACCTGGAATGTGGCCGGAAAAACGGCAAAACGACGATCGCAGCGGGGACCGGGCTGTACCTGATGCTGGCCGATGGTGAGCCGGGCGCGGAGATCTACTCCGTGGCGACGAAGAAAGATCAAGCCCGGATCTCGCACAGCGAGGCGACGCGAATGGCCAAATCCTCGCCGGCAGTCCGGCGCGAGGTGAACATCGTCCGCGATAACATCCACATCGTGGATACCGCCAGCAAGTTTGAGCCGTTAGGAGCGGATGCGGATACGCTCGACGGCCTCAACGTCCATGGGGCGCTGGTCGACGAGGTGCACGCGCACAAGACGCGGGCTGTGTGGGACGCGATCGAGACGGCGACGGGCAGCCGGCGGCAGCCGCTCATGTTCGCGATCACGACGCCGGGCTACGATCGGGAGTCGCTATGCTTTCAGCAGCACGAGTACACGCAGAAGGTGCTCGACGGCGTGATCGAGGACGATTCGTGGTTCGGGATCATCTACACACTGGATGAGGGCGACGACTGGGAGGATGAGGAGACCTGGGTCAAGGCGAACCCAAATCTGAACATCTCGAAGAAGCTGGACGACATGCGGCGCAAGGCGGCACGCGCGAAAGAGATGCCGTCGGCGTTGAATGCATTTCTGCGGTTGGAGCTGAGTATGTGGACGCAGGCCGAGACGAAGTGGATCAGCCTGGAACACTGGCAGGCGTGCGGCCAGGCAGTGGATGCTGACGGATTGCGCGGGCGAACGTGTTACGCCGGCCTGGACCTGTCGAGCAACATCGACATTTCGGCGTTCCTGCTGGTGTTCCCGCCGCAGGTCGATGGCGACGACTACCAGGTCCTGGCGCGATTCTGGATACCGGAGGAGGCCATGGTCGAGCGCAGCCGGCGCGACCGCGTGCCGTATGACGTGTGGGTGCGCCAGGGCTTTATCACCGCGACGACGGGGAACGTGATCGACTACGCCTGGATTCTGCACCAGATCGACCAGGATGCGCAGGCGTACGACATCCACGAGATGGCGTTCGACCGCTGGGGCGCGACCAAGATCCAAACCGAGTTGATGGAGCGCGGGGGAGAGGACTGGCTGGTGCAATTCGGCCAGGGGTATGTGAGCATGAATCCGCCGATGCGCGAGCTGGAGCGGCTCATTTTGGAGCATAAGCTGGCGCACGGCAACAACCCGGTGCTCACATGGATGGCCAACAACCTGGTGGTGCGGACCGACCCGGCGGGGAACATCAAGCCCGACAAGGCAAAGTCGATCGAGAAGATCGACGGCATGGTGGCGCTGGTGATGGCGCTGGACCGGGCACTGCGGCACGAGCCGCCAAAGCGGAGCGTGTACGAGGAGCGAGGATTGGAGGCAGTATGAAACCGATTCAGTTCGAGTATGCCAACCAGCAGTTGGGGGCACCGGCGGGACTTTTGGAGCGATGTGATAGGCGATCTCCGCTCGAGCTCCACGTCAAGGGCATTGATCCGCTGCCGGTGTGGACCGATGGCGAGCAGTGCGTGTCTTGTTGGCGGATGTCGGTCATGGAGCGGCTCGCGGCGTTGCTGTTCGGGCGCGTGTGGCTCGCGGTCCTGAGCGGCTCGACGCAGCCAGCGGTCTGCATTCAAGCAGGTAGAACATATCTGAAGGAAGAGCAGCACGCGATCGAATTGCCGGATTCGGTGCTGAACTGGAGTGATCGGCAAGTGGCACGATTCCGAGCGAGATTTGAGGCATTGTACTCTGGCCGTAGCGCGGCAGTCAAACATCCTCCGGAGGCAGTATGAAGATGGCCATCAAACGGATGACAGTTAAGGAATTCCGAAGGCTGGGCTTTCTCCAGGAGCTAAATCGGCAATTTCTGCATCCGCTCGGGCTGGCATTGGAGGTCATTGTCAACGAGGATGGCAGCGAGAGCTTGGGGGAGGTTTGGGATTATCGTTCCGATGAGGAGGGTATTAGATTTGCTGAGTTCAGCGAGTCTGATATATCCAGGGGTGAGTTGATAGAGGAAATGCAACGATCGAAGGCGATGAAACGGGAATCCTTGCTGGGCTACAACGTTCAGCCGCTGATTCTGAAAGAGGATGCACCGTGAGACTGTTCAACCCGTATCCGGTTCTGCGGCAGGTCATCGTCAACACGCGGGCGCGGGATGAGTCGTTTCGCGGAGTGCTGTGGCGGAAGCGGCGCGGGTATTTAGTGTTGAGGAACGCCGAGATGCTGCGGGGGAAGGGCGAGGTTGTGCCGATGGTTGGCGAATTGGTGATCCTGGGCGAGAACGTGAACTTTATCCAGGTGGTGGGCTGATGCCAGTCGTGCAAAGCACTACGTCGCTGGTGGATATGCCGTCGGGGTGGTGGCCGCTGACGAGTTACGGCTCATTGCTGATGTACGACAAGTACAACTACGACTATGCCACGATTTACCGGGCTCAGCCGAATGTCCGCACGTGCGTCGATTTCCTCGCCCGGAACATCGCGCAGCTCGGGCTGCACGTGTTTCGGCGCGTGTCGGACACGGACCGGGAGCGATTGACGGATCACCCGCTGGCGACGGTGCTGGCCAGGCCGCTGCCGGCAGAGTACAAGATCACGCGCTATAGGTTGATCGAGGCGCTGGTGGGCGATTTGGGCGTCTATTTCAACGCCTACTGGCTCAAGATCCGGGCGAACGGGGCACCGTTGGGGCTGTTGAGAGTGCCTCCTCCTTACGTGACGATCGAGGGAGGCCTCGTCCCCACCGGGTACAAGATCACCGTGGGGGGCAAGCTAATCCCGGTATCGCTGGACGAGATCGTGCATTTCCGCGGGTACAACCCGGGGAATCCCATCACGGGTTTGAGCCCGCTCGAGACGCTGCGGCGGGTATTGGCGGAGGAGCATGCAGCGGGGGACTACCGGGAGCATTTCTGGCAGAATGCAGCGCGGATGGGTGGCGTCATCGAGCGGCCACGCGAAGCGCCGGAGTGGAGCGACCCGGCCAGGGCGCGGTTTAAGACGGAGTTCGAGGCGCTGTACGCCGGCGGCGACAACTCCGGCAAGACGGCGATCCTGGAGGAGGGGATGACCTGGAAGCCAGGGTCATTCAACCCGCAGGAGAGCGAGTACCTGGCCGGGCGAAAATTGACGCGGGAGGAGTGTGCGCGCGCGTACCACATTCCCCCACCGATGGTTGGCATTCTCGACCACGCGACGTTCTCCAACATCAAGGAGCAGCACAAGAACTTATACCAGGACAGCCTCGGTCCCTGGCTGGCGATGATCGAGCAGGACATCGAACTGCAATTACTCCCGGACCTGGGGGACACGCAGGGCGTGTACTGCGAGTTCAACATCGCCGAGAAACTGGCGGGGGCGTTCGAGGACCAGGTGACCGCGCTCCAGAGCGCCGTGGGCCGACCGTGGATGACGGCGAACGAGGCGCGGGCCAGGCTCAATCTACCAGCGCTCAGCGGGGACGCGGACGTGCTGGTGACGCCGCTGAACGTCTTGGTCGGCAGCCAGGCGAGCCCGCGAGATAGTGCGCCGCCAAAAGCGCTAGGGCCCGGGGACCGGAAGGCGTATGGGCTCGACACGCACCAGCCGGAGTTGCGGGCACAGCACGAACGGAAGTGGGTCGAGGTCCTTTCGCGGCATTATCGCCGGCAGGAAGCGGCGATCATGAGCCGTTTCCCGGAGGCGCAGGCGGTGGGGGACGGCAAGGCCGACATCGGCGGGGTCTGGTGGGACGAGGAGCGCTGGGACCGGGAGCTGTACGAGGATTTGCTCAGGCTGAACGCGCTGACGGCGGGGGTCTGGGCGAGCGAGTTCGCCACCAGGTTGGAAATCGAGCTTTCAGAGGAGCGGATGCTGCCGTGGCTCCAGGAGCACAGCCGGGTCGAGGCGGCCTACATCAACGGCCAGACGCGGGACCAACTGACGGAGGCCCTCCGGGCCCCAGAGCCACGCGAGGCGGTCAAAGAGCTTTTCCTGACGGCCATATCGGTTTGGGTGGGACGTCAGGCGGAATCGGGCATCACGACGGCGGCGAATTTCGGGGCGGTCGAGGCAGCGCAGGCGGGGGGGCTGGCCACGAAGACGTGGCGGGTGAACAGCAGCAATCCACGGGATGAGCACCTGGCGATGAACGGGGAGACGGTAGGAATCCGCGAGCGCTTCAGTAACGGGATGCGCTGGCCGGGCGATCCGGCTGGCGGGGCGGAGAACAACGCCAACTGCCAGTGCTCAGTAGAGTTCGGGAGGTAGGCGGATCGAACACGGATCTCAGGACAACAACGGATTAGGACAATAACGGATTGGGAAGGAGCGGATAAGATGGCGCAGAAAGTATACACGGGGCAGATCAAGTTCAGGAAAGGCGCGGACGAGACGGGCGAGTTTCGGGCTGAGTTCGCGACGTTGAACGTGATCGACTACGATGGAGACGTGACGGTGCCCGGCGCGTTTCAGGACGGGCAGGAGACATTGATCGAAGCGTGGAACCACAACTATGGTCAGTTGCCTGTGGGAAAGGGCGTCATCCACGAGGATGAGGACAAGGCGGTCGTCGAGGGCCGCTTCTTCCTGGACACCCAGGGCGGGCTGGAGCACTATAGGACGGTCAAGGCGATCGGCGAATTGCAGGAGTGGTCATACACGTTCGACATCGAGGACAGCGGTCACGGTGAGTTCGACGGCGAGGACGTGCAATTCCTGCGGAAGCTGGACGTGTGGGGTGTGGCACCTGTGCAGCGCGGGGCCGGGATCGACACGAGGACGACGGACATCAAGGCAGCCAAAGATAGTAAGGACAGCGGCGGCGCTGGAGACAGCGGCGCTGGTGGTGATGGCGCGGGGGACGGCGAAGGCAAGGCCGGAGACGGTAAGCCGAGCGGACGTGATCCGCGTGATGTGCAGATTCAGATCGACATATTGAAAGTGAAACTCGAGGAGGTGTGAGGTGGATAAGCAGGAGCGAATGCTCGGCCTGTTGAAACAGGCGCAAGATCTGGTGGACGCAGCGGAGGCAGAGGACCGTAACCTGTCGGATGACGAGCACGGACAGGCGATGAAACTCCTGGGCGATGCGATGCAGGTGCGGGACGAGATCAAGACGGATCGCCGGGACGATGAGTTGAAGGCCAGCCTGGGCAAGCTGCTGGGCGATATGCGGCAGAACGAACCGCAGTCGCAGGCGCCGCAGCAGGCGAAGGGGACGCTGGGAGAGCGATTCCTGGCCGATGTGGCCTGGCAGGCGTGGAAAAAGTCGGTCGCGCCGACGGGGCAGTTTTCCACCGGTCGGCTGGGAATGTCGCCGGCGGTGATGGTCGGCTCCTTCGGCCTGTGGGCCAAAGCGATGGGACGCAAAGACCTGATCACCGGGCTGGATTCGACCAGCGCGGGCGCGTTCGTGGTTGCCGAGGATACGGGGATCTATGAGCAGATCGGGCGCTACCCGACCGTGCTGCGGGATTTGATCAGCGTGCGGCAGACGACCACCGACGTGGTGGAGTACGTGCGGCAGACGGCGCAGGTGACGCAGGCGGCCCCGACCGCTGAGGCGAACGTCAAGGAGGTCACCGGCGCGACCGGCGAGATCTCGGGAGAGAAGCCGCAGGGGGCAATTGCGTTCGAGCGCGTGTCGGAGACCGTCAAGACCATCGCGGTGTATGTGGGAGCGACGAAGCGCGCCCTATCCGATGCGTCGCAGATCCGGGGGATCATCGACCAGGAGCTGCGCGAGGACCTGGTGGACTGCCTGGAGGACCAACTGTTCAACGGAAACGGGGTCGGCGAGAACTTTACCGGCCTGGCGAACCAGGCAGGGACGTTGGTCCAGGCGTTCAACACCGACATCCTGACCACGAGCCGCCAGGCGCTGACCACGTTGCTGGTGACGGGCCGGCAGATCCCAACCGCGTGGGCTTTCAGCCCGACCGACTGGGAGACGGTGGAGCTCTTGCAGGACGGCGATGGCAGATACTACTACGGCGGACCGCTGTCACAGGGACCGCCTCGGCTGTGGGGCGTGCCGGTGGTACAGTCGTTCCACCAGACGGCGGGTTCGGCCTGGCTGGCGAACT